GGACAAAACCCATTACCGCCAAGTTCATCTCGAAATTTTTGGCACCAAGGAAAATTCATTCTACAGTTTTTACATTGAACCAGATCTAGTATGCATAGATCCTGTTTAGCTTCACACTCCGGCCACCATGACTCAGGAACATCCTCAGTAATTTTTGGCTCAGATAGTCGAACAGCGTGCGGTTTGTGGTCTTTGAGCTCATTCATAAGACCTTCATACAACCGCCTTTCTAAGTCTTCATAAATAAATTTTATAAAATCCGAAGGGTTCTCACGATCAAGCATTACCTTATCGAATTTCCGTGCTACACGTAGTTTCATCATTTATCCTCCTTTTTCGACTCATGCATTACTGCAACCTTAATAGCCTCGCGGAAGCAGTGGCATATACCAGATCCGCCATTAGACGGATGATTGCTGCAGGATTTACAAGCTTCTGGAATCGGGGTAGCTATAGTATCTCCGTAATATCCCCATATCTGCCAATACACAGGACACTTATCGATTACCCTTTTAATAGTTTCGTTATCTGGCAAATCAATCTCTATTATGTACCTCATTGTCCACTCCTTTCCGGCGTCTTAATCTTCGCGTAAATATCAACGTACGTACAATCGGAGTGATCTTCGCAATGATCCAGATACCATGGCTGTCCTTTTACGATTTTGTCACAGTCGTAACCTCCCCAGTTTCCAGAGCCAAGTCGTGCGTGAATATAAAGCACGTCGTCTTTACCTGCGTACTTATTCCAAAGATCGAACTGTCTGAATACTTCCTTCTTGGCCTGCTTGAGAACGTATTTGAATGCTTTACGCTTCTTACCGTGAACTCTATCCCAGCGTACACCAATAGGATTTAAATGGTTAAAATCGCCGTTTTCATATCTCGGAAGTTCAAGATAATACTCACAAATTGCGTCTGTGCGGTCGCTCATCTCTGACCAATTGGAGTTCCAGTTAAATGGCGGAATTGACTGGCAAAGGCATGCACATCTATATAGTCCAGCATTCTTTGCCATATCAAGTAGCTCTTCTTTCGAGACTGGCTTCTCATCTTTCATCAGACGCAGACCTCTAAGTCTTGGAACCTCGATTCCATTATCTTTCATGATCTGCCCGAGATCTTCTATCTGTGCATACGCTCCAAGATCCATTATCTGAACAACCTCCTTACCAGTTTCTTTTCCTCTCTATTACGGAATTCACGATCAACCGAGCGATTTGCGATGATGCGTCCGACGAGTATTCCGATTCCTGAAATATCCAGACCTGTCAATCTGAAATATCTCGCGCAGCTATCCTCGTGGACCAGCTCCATAAATATCTCATCATTCTGGCGTACGCATTTTATGCTCTCGATGTTGCTGATCGGCTGTGCGTATGCTGCAACCGTGTTGTTTACATAGTCTTCAATTTCTCTATAGAATTTTCCTGTATTAGTTGGCATGATTATTTCTCCCTTCAAAATATAAATCGAAGAACTCTACGGTTCTCCGATGGCTTCTTTTACCTGTAAGTGATGTATAGATTCCTTCTACAGTCTCATCATCTATTCCGTACTTTCTTGCCATTGCCTGTATCCAGATTCTGTCGTTCTCTTGTCTTAACCTTTCCGATTCCATTTCCCTGCTCCGTTGTTGCCGATGTGTACATCATGTCGTAAATTGCGTCCATTGTTGCGTCGTCTCCAATAAAACCACTCTCAACCTTACCAGGCGAAAAAATCATAAGATGCATATCTGTCCTCCTTAATAAATCATCTCTCTTGTGAATGTGTATGGTATTCCGTACTTGGATACAACGCCCTCCAGCTCAAAGCCATAAGCGTTACTTTCTGAAACTTTCAGTTTCTTGGATTTGCAAACTCTGGATATAACGGCCCTCTCTCCGTCATAGATCCACATGCCAGGTGTCACACGAATATCTCCTGGTGTTAAGCTGATCGTCACCCAGCTTCCTTTTCTTAAATATCTTGCCGACTCTCTCATAATTTCTCCTTTCACTTACGAGTCAAAAAATACAAGAGGCTGCTTACCCCAAGCGCTGATTTCTCAGCTCCGGACTCGAACCAGACCTTCCTCTTCATTAAGGTGTATGTTAATTTCGCGAACGAAAAGAAAAGGCCGAGTTTAGTGTTCGGCCATGTATTCTTTGTAAGCTTCTTCAGTTTCGAACAACATTTTTGTTCCATCTTTAAGTATTCCCATGTACCCTGCTGGTACTGGATATCCTTTTAATTCTTCCATGTTGTTTACCTCCTTTCATTAGAGGCCTGGAAAATATCGCGAAAAAAATAGAGGCTGTGAAAACCTCTATCTCAGTTAGCTATCGTTTGTTAGAACATAAGACCTTCAAACTCCTCAAGCTTCTTCAGCTTCTCCAGCAACTCATGCTGCTCGAGCTGAAGTTCCTTGATCCTGTCCTGTATCTCAAGTTTCTTCCTTTCGATGGCTGACTGGAATATAACATTCTCATCATCCTCTACTGTTGCGTTAACAACTTCTTCGTCTTTATGCTTTGTTTCTATTATCTGTATTGTATTAACCTCATCTGCTTTAAAATCTGGATTTTCGAGATCATCAACAGGTATTCCGAAAATATCACTCAGTTTATTCAAAACCGCTTCGTAATCTTGTGGTACAAATCTTCCAACGGACCAATTACTATATACCGATGCCGGACAATCAAGTAATTCGGATAAGTCCTGTTTTGTGATGTTTGCCTTTTCACGTAATACTTCAACGTTCCTGAATACTCTGATAGCTCTTTTCTTTCTATCTGCTCTGTATTCTCTATTCTTATCCCAGTTCATTTCGCTTTTCATAATTATACCTCCTATAATATATGTGCATTATCTGAACAGTTGTTCTTGCATAATAGAAGGTGAAAAATACGCGAAAAAGAAAAGGGCTTGTTAGCCCTGATCTTGAAATATCAAATACTTACTTCTACAGTGAGAATGCTTTTTCAACGATATTCATACAAGTAGTAACATCGTGTCCTTCGTTTCTAAGTGCTGTCATAACAATCATCTCTCTCTTTGCGAATTCATCGAAATCGATAGATTCAATGTTTGTTTCAGCTATCTCATCAATTCTGGATAATGTTAATCCTGTATGATTTCTCAATGCTTCTTTGATTCTCATCTGCATCATAATCTTTGTTTTTTCTTCATCAGACTTAACTGCCCATTTCATTGCTTTACTAATACTCATGACTATACCTCCTATAAATATTATCAATGAGTGTTTTTCTTTCATAAAGCTCTATGTAAATTTCGCGAAAAATAAAAGCCCCCGTAATAGGGGCCTCGTTCTGAGTTCTAACTAATCGCGCTTTCAAAGAATTTCTCTTCGAGTTTGCCCTCTGCTACTAAGAGCTTGGTTATCACCAAACCTATTATTACATCATCAAGATCTTCCTCGGTTATATCATCTTCCTTTCTGATCTGTTCCTCGGCAAGTTTCTTAAATTCTAAATAGGTTTCTGCAACCAGCCTCATGCCTCTTGCGTTCTCTGTAAGTGTTACTCTTTTTTCTGCCATAGTTTTATTCCTCCTTTCATTAGACAGTCTGTTATTCTCGCGAGAATCGTTTCACGAAATATGACCATGTCTGCTGTCGGATCACTATGACAATGCTTATCGAATGTTTTTACGAAATTTCCGCCCGGGGAAAATTCGAAATATAGAGTTAAGAGCTCATACAATTCCTCTAACATCTTCTCGTCCGGAGCCATATCTCAAATTCCTCCTTCACGATTCTATATGGTTGCCCAGACTCCCTTGGTAACACAGGACACCCCTTAGTATTTAATAGTCTGGTTGCTTCTTTCCTGCTGAAGCCATATAATCTCATTACATCCCCTATCCCTATGATCACGATGTCTGTATACATAGTCTCCTCCTTGGTGTGAAATATAATCTTGGTGTAGACTAATGTCAAAAGCACAGGATGAGTATAAATGTTAAAGGATGTTAACCTTTGGAAAAATATAGACATGGGCGAAAAAAGATAGGACCTGTTGGGATAGAGTGTATGTGAGGAAAAACAATATGGGCTGATCATTTTAACTATTGACCCATACCAGGTTGCCCACGGGGTTCCACCGTGCGGTTTTACATACATCGACTGTTCACCGACCCCTCAGTGTCGCATATCTCAATAACCTTTCTTTCATAACGTAATATGTAATTTTCGCGAATAAGGAGGTGATTCAGTGGGTAGAACTAAAGGATCTGGTGCAGGATCCGTCTACAAAAGAGGTAATAAGTGGAGAGGTCAAATTATAGTTGATGGTGAAAGATTGTCATTCACAGCAGACAAAAAGAAAGATGTGCTTGATTGGTTTGCTCATGTAAGAAATGAACCAATCATCAAGGCGCAGGACTACACAGTTGAGGACTGGTTTGAAATATACTTTGAGAAGTATTATCGGCCAAAAGTCAGAGACAACTCTTATAACGGTGTAACGTCCTTGATCAGCTACCATCTGTATCCGGTTCTGGGAAATATAAAGCTTCAAGATCTGACAACCGACAAGATCCAGTCTGCTATTCCTAAGATGTTCCCGAAAGAATATAGCAACGGGACGTATCGAATGTTTAGTGTAAGACTTAAAGAATGTCTAGAGTATGCTGTAAAGGAAAATATAATCCGTAAGAATCCGGCTACCGACATCGTTATGCCTAAGAACGATAAGCATAAAAAGGTTGAGGCATTCACAAGAGAAGAGCAGAAGAAAATAGTCGAGTACTGCAGAGGCAGCAATGAGATCGACCGAGTCTACTACTTTCTCGTAGCTACCGGAGTAAGAGTTGGCGAAGCAATATGTCTTACGTGGGATGATGTGAATCTCGAAGAAGGATACATCGACATCAACAAAACCGCGGTAAAGACTAAAGGCGGAATAATCGTTCAGCCTCATCCAAAAACAGGGCAGAGTAATCGTAGAATATACCTATCTGATAATACGAAGTGCTATTTACAAAGATTGGAGGGTATAAATGAAATTACGAAGGAAAGCCTGGTTCTTCCGAACCGTAATGGAAATATCTACAATGTCTCCACCCTGCGTCAGCATTGGATAAGGACGTGCGAAAAATTAAAAATACCCTATAAGAGTATGCACGCGCTTCGTCATAGCTGGGCGACGAGAGCCTTAGAAGGAGGTATCGACGTCCAGACTGTTTCAAAAATGCTAGGTCATAAAAGCGTAGCAACTACTATGGACACCTATCAGAGTGTCTTCTCTGAAAGGAAGATCGAAGCAGCTAAAACGATGAACCAATTCGTATAACTGCACCTTATCTGCACCATAGCCCTTATCACCCATTGGAATCTCAGCGTTCAGGTTTTCAAACAAAAAATGACTTCTATATAGTGAAAGGAGAACAGAGTGCCAACGAGAGTGATTGGAAACACCAGAATCGCTGAGATTCCAACATGTATAAGGGATGATGTGTGGAGGTCATCTTTGACCATCCTTGGCTACATTTTGACTACTTTTTTCACTTATCTGCACCCAAAATGCACCCAAAGATAAAGGCCCTAATATTGTTCGGATAAGGGATTTATTTATAGACACGTTATTAAATTGTAAGCTTTATTAGGGCCTTTACGCGCCATTATTTTTGGTTTGAAAAAGGACTAAATACTTAGAAAAATATCTTGAGTAATACGTATAATATAACCCCGGCGCGTGGGTGGGTTATCTATTCTTTAGTAAGCGCAAGAATATCGCACTTATCGTCTACGTCGAATGAGCCGCGGGTTGTGATCGAGATAATACCTTCTGTATGCCCGCCTTCTTCGACGTACTTAATGCCCATGTTTTTGAGTCTGTCCTTAAATGCTAAATATGCATAGTACTCCATAGGCATTGCAAATTTGTATTCTTCTTTCTTTTTGTAAAACATCTTATCTTGAAAGCTTCTCCTCTTCTTTTAATCTCGCGACCCATTCCTTTATGAAAGAGTTTTCTCCAAGATCCTTGATATAATGATCATATTCCTCCCAGAACCGCTGTCTTTCTGAGTCATAAATAATGTTTCCTCGCTCAATATCAGCGAGATATCGAACGAGGAAATTCTTACATGCCTGCTTATCTAAGACGTTTATGGAAGACTGCATATCGGTCAGTTTATCATTCACCTCTTTGAACTGATCGGCGAGAAGCTTCTCAAGAAACTCTTTAATCGATTTTTTCAACTCCTGTACTCCCCTGATCAATCCAACAACGAATAATACAATAACTGAAATATCAAGTAGCGTTACGTTCTTTACGGCTTCTGCTATCATGGTGCACCTCACTTCCCGATGTACCTGATAATTACCTTGGCAGATTTATTCTTATAATCTTTGATTCTGATTTGATTATCATTAGGAACTTTCCCGGATAATCCAACCGACTCGGCTATCTTGCCATCGCCCATGAAGTAGAATGTATGGAAATAATTGTCACCTTTGAATTGACCCATAATATCGCCGGCTTTCCATTCTTTCTTTGGAATACCGTTTTTATTACGGATAACTTCCATATCCTTTAGGCCAACATACTCACGAGCGATTTCGAGAGCATCTGCATCAGTCTTTGCCGTGAGTATTCTCTCCCAAACTTTGCTCAAAACGACCCCGTTTGAGCATTTGTTGGGGAAGCCGGCACCATGATGCCAGACTGCAAATGCAAATCCTATGCAGTTCCAACCATGGTATTTACCCTTCGCATGCTTATGACAAATCGGGCATTCGTGAGTTTTTGCATCCTTGCTAGTCCGTTTAACATAGTGGTAGCTGTTATCAGCTGCGATCTTTTTAGCCCATGCATTAGCCTTATCAAGCCAGGAAACCTTAGCGTCCAGAATATCATTGATCTTCTTCTGAACGGCATCATAGTCATAACCAGCTTCTGTAAGCTTCTTTTTACGCTCATCACCATTGCCCCAGTCGCCTTTTCCGTCAACAATTTCCTTAGCGATCTCATCAATGGTCTTCTTTGGAACAACCGGTGCTGGTTCAGGCTTTGGTGGTTCTACAGGTTTCTCTGGCTCTTTCCATTCAGGGTGAATCGGCTTGACATTATCGTTTGTATCGGTGTGCAGAGCATTACCCATATATGGAGCAGAAATATGGCTTCCATATGAGTTGATACCATTGCCATAAGTGTAGTGATGGTTCGGCTGCTTCTTGATCCATTTGATCGAAGCTTTTCTATGGGCAAGCGTGTCTGTCACCCCAAGCTGATAGAAATCGATTGCCAGGCCCTTCATATGCAGACTGTTCTGTATAGACCCACCAAGTTTACTGTTCCATGTCTTGCAGCGAAGACCGCAAGTGATGATTATAGGTTTCTTGTAGTGATCGCGGATAGCCTGAATATGAATGAGTTCTGCAGGCTTCATATAACTTGGATAGCCGCAGCAGTATTTACCATGACATTCACATCTGAATTCTTCCGGCTTGAAGTTCTTTGTGTATTTAAGCGTATAGAAAACAGTACGGAGTGTATTATCCGTATTTGGACCATACACTCCGTCGTGATCGCTTTTCCTAAGCATGTACTTTTTCTGGAAAGCTTTGATGTTCTTCTCGTTGTATTCTCCGAAACCGAGCTGTTTAAATATAGCTTTCCTTTCATTTACTGTAAGGAGAGCCATATTATTCCTCGCTTTCTTCTTCGTCATTAAATCCGAGCATATCTTTCAGCAGATCGTCATTGAACATCTTTGTGATCTTTTCACCGTTGTAGTTAGTATTAGCAACACCGAGAAGTCCGGCAAGCATAGCACCAACACCCGCAACCAGTGTCACTGTCTCCATACCGTAAGGCATAGAGAATGTCTTGGCAACAAGACCGATGAAAGTCACAAGATATGACCAGCGAATTACGATCCACTTCAGTCTATCGTAGTGCTCATTATCGAGCTTGAAGTTTGTGAATGTTGCGATAACAAGTACCGCAAGAACTACTATTACTACTGAGATTAAGAAAATATAATTCATTAGTTTGACACCTCCTAAACTCCATACACAAAACGTAGTACGAATGACGCTGGGTGAAGAGTCATTCCACTACCGCTTATACTGGAATCTCCATTGTCGTCACTCCCACCAGTTATGTGGTCGTCATAAACCTTAACTATCTTTCTGCCTATTGTAGTACCATCTACCAACAAAGTATCGAAGTCGTTTCCTTCCATAGCCGTTATCAAGCCTTTCGGTATATATTGACAGTTCCAACCAGCGTTTATTGCACTGCCGCTGGAAAAGCGCCCCCATACTAATACGAGTCCATTAAGCTGTGAACTTACAGGCTCGTCCAAATAAACGGTCTGGCTTGTTCTCATATACCATCCACCACCGCTCCATAGCAAATTGTTACTTCCGTTCCAATGCATGTGCAAACCTGGGGCTGTGGCGGTGATTCTGAAGGTCACATAAACTGTTGTCGAGCCGCTGTTTTTAATGGAAAATGTTTGACTGTTCTTTCGAGTAATGGTAAGCCCAGTTGCCGTTTTGCTAGAGCCAACAGCCCATTCAGATACAGTATACGTCCCAAGCGTTATACGTTCTCCAGAACTTTTCCAGTTATAAAAAACCGTAACAGACGAAGTGAAAGCTACTTTTAAGTTGTTCTTGGTTTTGCCCTTTCCGACCGTAAAGCTAACATCAATGTTTCTTGTTTCATCTTCTCCTAATTCAACGCTGTATAGGTCTCCTAGCTGAGCATGGGACATAGTGAAGGAATCTGGAGAAACTCTAGTTTGATATTCGGATTGTGAGCCTAATACAATCTCGCTACCAAATGACGCAACCTCACTTCCTCCTTGATAGACTTGCAGTCCATCAGAGTCTACGTTCGCATAGTTGTCACCACTTTGAGCAATCTTAACTGCTGAAGCATTTATCTCTGTTAATGGGTATGTCCCATTTCCTCCGTACAGCTTGACAGTATCCGCATACTCGCCTTTCAGCTTTCCGTCTTTATATACATTTACGCCATCGCTGATTTGTATTCTGTCGTCTGTTGTTCCAGACGGATGGACGGTTATTCCAGTCTCATCAATTACCGATATATAAGTTGTTGCGGTTTTTTCAGCAGAACTTTTAGCGGCATCTGCTTTGTCCTGCGCTCCAGTTGTTGTTTCAACAGTATTTGCAAGGTCTGTTCCATACTTTAGCCCAGAAGCACTTACTTGGAAATATCTTTTATTGGAACTGTTGTATCCTTCTAAAGAATCGGCGTTCATTAAGAAGCGAGATGAATCGCTTTTACCGATTCTTGCTGTATCACCATACTTAGCTACAGAATATGCGGCGGTAGTGCCTCCCTTGAATACTTCCATACCGTCAGAGTTGATGACTACGGAATTGTTTTCTGTAGATGACGGGTGAATACGGATGCCGTTGTCGTCTATATGAGTTATGTACGTTGTGGCGGTTTCTGCCGCATCATCTATATCTGATGCTGGTCTACTTCCAGCAAGTTCAGTAAATGCTACATATCCAGATGGAAGGCTTGTAACCTCCGTGCCAAGCCACTCGATTGTGATTCCGTTAGGAAATGGGTTGTACAAGTCGTGCACCTGTAGGTTCTCGTATTTATCAGCCTTCGAGACATATATGCCGTATTTACCATTTCCCTCAGATGCGTAGAATACTGGAGTAGCCCCTGTCTTATACGCATGCGACACTACGCTCGCAGTTGCCGAAGAGCTGTTGTTGAAAGCCCAGTTGATTTCGGTATCCATTCTGCTCAGTCTGCTGGAGATGCTGAATACTACATCCTTGTTCTGATAAGCCCTTACTGTCTGAATGGTGCACAGCTTTATATACGGATATTCAGACACGGCATGCTCTGTTGATACAGTGTAAATCACGTTGTACAGAGCGTCGTTACTCAACTTCCCTATAGTGATAGCACCAGCCTGTATCTTGTCTGCGGTAACAGAATTAGTGTAAAGACTTCCACCGTCTATGTATGTCGCATCCGCATCATGCACCCATTTGGATATATAAGTCTCGCTGCTCAGCTCACGCACATCGGAATATTCCTTTGTTCCGTCTACCTTCGTATACTGCTCACAAGTGTAGAACTTGAAGTTCTTTTTCGGATACGGCATCACATATTCCCACGCTCCGTCTGTCGTAGGGCTTGTTCCTATGTAAGTCGATGCCGTCGGCTTGCTCGGTGCGGTCTGTGATGCATTTTTTCTCATATAGACAGAGACTGTCGCAACTACAGCTTCGCCAATATCGTCGGCTATCGCATCCTTTTTGAATAAAGAAGTTTCTTTTGTTAATACCATTTGCACCCCCTATTCCCAAAGTCCGGCAAGTATCTCATAATGGCCCGCCTTCAACGGATAAGTGGCGTTATTCATCAGAATCAGCGCACCGTTCGCATTGATGTTTATATGTCCGTTGTAGTTGTCTCCGGGCAGACCATGTGTGTTGTAGTTTGCATTGATAGCACTCGCTGTCGCTCTGATGACCAAACTGTTATATGCTGTCGCACCGCTGTAGCCTATCGTGAAGTTGGCTGTGAACCAAAACATCAACTCTGCCGTTGACGCTCCTACACCGAGATACCGCATCATCACGAAACCGTTGGATGCGTTCCTCGCCTTCTTCAACTGTGGGTCAGTCAGAAGCGTAATCGTTCCCGTGGTGTCTGCGCTCACAGTTGCCGTCAGTTTCTTTATATCGAGACCCGTGCTGATTGCCGATATCGCTCCCGCCATCTGCGATGGAGTGTATGTGTTCTGTGTTCCGTTCTTTGCTCTGATAGCGTCTGCTATGTTCTCAAGATTGCTCTCGTTTATAAGTACCTTTGCCATCAGTAAGCCACCCCCTCTGCGTCACTTGCGAGCGGAGTTACTGTCCACGATGAGTCAACGCCCATTATACCTGTAGCTATAGAAGTTCTTCCTCGAAGATATAATGTACCTTGCGTGTTGCTTGTATTAACGCTTATACTTAACCTTGCAAATTCTATTTCTGTTCCATTCATCCAACAGAACCATGCTCTTGGATCTACATAACTTAAAAATAAAGGTAATGTAGTAATATCTGACGGAACAACTACTGTAGAGCTTATGAAAAATCCCTCACTTAATATATATTGAACGGTTGCATCAGAGGCATAGAATATTGGTGTTGTGATTGCGGTTGTGACAGCACTTTCAGTCACAAAGTTGCTATCATTATCTAATTGACTCGTACTGCTAGGAATACTTGAACTCAATGCCAAAGTTCCGGTCGCATTTGGGAGAGTAATTATATTAGAAGAACTGCCAGCGGGATGTGCTTGTATATCTGTATATAAATCATCTTGCCCATACAGTCTTATAATTCCTCGCTTCGACCCTGCAGTATGATATAAAGTCGAATTACCTAATACAAGCTTCGCTTCTCCACCAATAGCATCATTTGCAGTAACATAACCACTAATTGCGGAATGTTTAGATACCTCATCATCCGCAGATGAGCCTTCGCTAGAGCCAATAAAATAAAGTGTTCTCGCGGTTCCACTATCTCCAACATCGGTAATAAATCCGCTATCGTTCGTCAGTTCACTCGTTGCTGTCGGCACATTGATGGTCACCGCACCAGTCGAACCATTCACACTTGTTACTGGCGCACTCGTTATGAATCCGCTATCATTGGTCAGGTCGCTTGTCTTGGTCGGAACGGTTACCGTTACATCTCCCGTGCTACCATTCACCGATGTCACAGGAGCGTGGTACTCGACAGCCTCTTTCAGCCTTGCCGCCGTAATGAGTCTGCTTGCCGTTGCCGTGCCTGCTTTCATATCTACTTCAGACAAAGCCGAATAAGTCGTGTTGTAGTTGAACCACACGACCCAATTCGCACCATCGTAGTAGAACGGATATTCCGTATTTGCCTTGAGATATGCCGCTGATGTAAGGTTTCCGAGCGTACCGTTGTTGATATACTTGATGTGCTTCGCTCCCGTGCCGTTCACGTTCATCGTGAGGTTCGCTACCGCACCGCTGTTCGTTGCCGTGAAGGTGACGACTATGATCGTGCCTGCCTTCAAGTTATCAGCCGTGAAGTCAGCACATTCGACCACCTTCGCTACTGTTCCTGCGGCTGTCGAGCAGGTGCCGTAGAAGACACCGCCCGTATTACCACTCAAGAATTTGCTTTTTAGCTTGTTCCAAAAGTAAGATAGTCCCGTCTTGTCTAAATATTGCTGTGCCATGCCAGCACCTCCTTTATGCCGCGACTATCGTATCTATCTCAGAATTAGTAATACTCGATACGCCACCGTCTGAAAGTTTCACATAAGTAGTACCTCCCCAACGGAACTGTGTGTTAGCTGAATAGTCACCGCTGTCAGCCATAAGGACATATATCTTCCCAGCTTCAGGAGTCAGAGCAGAACCGCCACTTGTTGCTGAGAGCCATCCTGCGGAGAGTGCCGTTGCACCGCTGACAGGATATGCTTCGATTACATCATCAACATATGATGGAAGATATGTACTGTCAATTTTGCTTGATGCGTTCAGTGGGCATACACCGCTTGCTGCGCCCTTTGCACTTGTCGGAATAGCCGACACATCATCAGCATCGAGCGTGATATTACCCAACAAAGCGTTGCCATTGACCGTTGTAGTCCTTGGCACGAAGTTCTCTGCAATCTGCTGGTTTGCATAAGTAAACATTCCGTCCACGGCTTCTTTGTCATATACCGTGTGAGTATGTTCGCTGTCATTTCCATCTATGTATACAGACAGCGAGTGACCGCCCTGTGCCACCGTACCCGTTTCCTCGATAATGTATCTATTCGTGGTCAAGTCAAGTCCGTTTATCTTCCTCGTTGTCGGCACTCTCGAAGTGTCGCTCGGATGAACGTGGTCACCCTTCGCATACTTCGTCTCGCTACCAACAGCTGCCGTGCCGTCCATCTTCGGTGTGGTCGTAGTCGGCTGAACACCATCTGGAATGGTCGGCGTATTCGTGAGGTCGTTATAAGAACCACTTGTCGCAACAGATGAGAGTGTCACCACGTCAGAAGCAGAGCCGTTCTTCGTTTTCTGGATTTTTCGGCTCGTTGTGTTGTATGTGATATCGGTCACAAAAAGTGATTTGATTTTCTGCCAGAAGTAAAGCAGTCCGTCCGAATCAAGATATTTCTTTGCCATTGCGTTTCTCCTATTCTATGCGTTCATCGAGAGTTATCACCATGCCTGCGCCTGTATCGCCAGCGTTCCTTGCTGATACAGATATTCTGAAATATGCGACATTCGGTATCTTGCTGGCGTTAGGGATGAGCGAGAATATCGAGCCCTCTTCCGTGGTGTCCCACGTTCCAAAGCTCGCGTTCCCCACTTTGTTGTAATCGAATCCGGCTATTCCACTCTTGTCGGCCTTGTAGAAGTACAGCATACAGCCATATTCATTAAACGCGATATTCGCGCCGCCGAGTCGGATGGTCTGCCCCTGTGTATACGGAATAAAGCCTGTTACTGACATATGCCGTCCGTCATCGGTCTCCGCACCCGATGAGTTGAGCCTTGAACCGTCCTTATAGCCTACCGTGTTGAATATAGCGCCTGAGCTGTCTGTGGATGTCGGTACGAGGTTCGTATAAGTAACCGCTTTACTTGCTACCGCAGTTATGATTATCTCGCCACTCACCGAAGCAATAGTTACCTTTCTAGTATTCTGATTATATGCCGTAGCTGTAATATCCACTCCTTCCATAGTGACTACAACGGAAGTTATTGAGTAAGTTGAAGTAGGCGTAAGTATGGTGGTATATCCACTTCCGTCTATAGTGTATGTATCTGCGTTGCTGGACGTGATGTTTGTCAAATTCAGTCGAACTCTTCTGTATACAGTATCTCCAATTCCCACGACACGGTCATACCCAGCTCCATAACAGAAAGAATGTATAACTTCGGTGCTTGGGTTATAAACGTTGACAACGAAAGCCGTGTCTTCAGCTGTATCGGCGGTCTTTGTATATGCAACATCCTCGCCGAAGTCGATGCCGTAAACAGGATGCCCAGCATAATCGTTATTCCTATAAAATGTTCCACTGGGCGTTGCAAGCCTGTACGCATTGAACTCTGTGCCAGTCTGGTTGTTGATGAAATGTAGTTTGTCTACCTTCAAGCAATGAGTATGCCCGTGATACTGCGCAACGAACTTGGCGAGATTATGTCCGCTGTAATCTATCGTAGTTCCACCGACCGTGGCATAACCTCCTGTTACATATTTATATAGGATGTTGCCGCCTCTGCTTGTATCTCCATAATCCAAAGGATAGTGTGATACAACAATGATGCTCCAGTCTGCATTTGCTCCTACGTTATAAAGCGTTTGAGCAAACCACAGCAATTGCTCGTTTGAGAATGTATTACCAGAATAGCCAACATTCGTCTCGCCCTCGACGGTATTGAGGTTTATGACTCTTACCTTCTTCTCTGGTATGTCCCTGTAACAGTAGCCGTAGGTCGTACTGCCCATAACAGTTACGCCGTCATCGTTCCTACCGCCGATAAGTCTGTACACATTTTCTGCGCCGTATAAAGAACCCTCCGTATTGTCTCGAAGATAGTATTCACCTGTGTCGTGATTGCCGACGCAGTACAGTGAAGGAATATCGTAGAATGCGATATCCATGTAGCTGTTCATTTCTTCACATTGGCCTTCAAACAATTCAAGCGTTGTCTGACCGTTGCCGAATGTATAGTCTCCACAGTAAGCGGCGAAGTCTATCTGGCACGCTTTAGCTATGAGTGAAGCACCCATGGCGGCGTGTAATGTCGAGACATTTGTCTGAGTTTGCCAGCTTGTGACTTGGTCTTTCGTATGGTGTGCGTCTGCCCATATTATCGATGTGATAGTATTCTCGTTCTGAACAGCAAGAACCTTCTTAGATACCTCCCGTGCCGCCTCCGTAACATATCTCGGTATGTTGGAGAACGATGGTCTGACAGGAAGGTCGGAGTTTGCTATCAGCTCTTCGATTTCACTGTTTGTCAGCCGTTCAAGTCCTAGGTATTCGTAATAATTATCGCCTTGAAGTAGCGGCTCATCTTCTATACGGATATCGTATTTGTTCCATATGGTATCAGCTAATGTTTCTATCGTTGCCAGCTTTTCGGCTTCTGATTGCACCACGAGAATACTGTCAGTCGGATAGATGGTAGTTGTTTTAGCAAGGTCGCGAACTCGAATGCTATAACCGCTATCATTTGTCTGCGCAAGCAAATTGCGATTGCTCGAATCTGTAAGAGCATCGCCATTGCTACGTAAAAGTTTACGTCCCGAACCAGTGGTAAACTTGCCCACTATCTCCCCGCCGTACTTCATTAAAGACAGTTCAACGGTCATCGTTTTTCCACTATTTTGAGGATTATTCCCAGTATTGTTGTTAAGCGGGAGCGGATCAGCATCAGACTCAGTTTTGTAATACCAAGTGAACTGGCTGTTATCGAACAGATAAGTCACATCCTGACCGCCACGATAGACATGAGCAGTAAAAGTAGCTATCGTCTTGTCACTGTTAAGAACATAGTCGTGGTCATAAATAAGCGTTCCTTCAGCTGTTGCTTGCAGACTTGCAAGCATGTCAGACAACGTTGTGTCACTTCCGCTCATTATGATGTTCCCGCCGATCGTTATCGTATCCGGAACATTATCGTTGTCGGTATCATGGAAGATGATGTATGCGTCTTCTCCACCGATATACTGAGGTCTTTCTGCATCGAATGTGATGGACTCACCGAACGTGCTCACGATATGCCCGGCGTTGTCATAGACCTTCATACCATCATTGGCGAGAAGTATTTTGTAGCCTTGATTGTCTTTGGTCACCCAAAGTCCCGCACTCGTCAACGCAAGATGAGATGCTACATAATTACTGACGGCCTCATCAATGCTGTCTACTTCGTACCATCCCTGTTCTGACGGATTTCCGCTTGGAGCGATTACAACATTGTATGTGCTCCCAGATTTTGTGAAATACCATTTGCCCTCACGAACTTCGGTATCTTCGGTAGCCTTATACGTGGCATGCGTAGTAATCCAGTTAAGCGTTCCGACTACATCTTCGACGATGCTAAGCTGAGCAAGTGAGTCGTTTGCGTAACTGGTAGCTCTAACTGCCTGTCTATTCGCTTCATCAGCCGCATCATGAGCACTATCAGCATAAGCCCACGCCTGATCAGCTGCTTCATGAGCACTATCAGCATAAGCCCACGCCTGATCAGCTGCTTCATGGGCAATAGTAGCAACTTGATCAGCATGGATAGCCGTTGTATCATCCGTTGGAGGATTCGTCGAATTGCCGGTGATCCAGGCAGATCCATTAGCAACATGGATGTTGACCATGTCGCCTTTCTTAGCGTTTATGGTCAATCTTACCGGAGTCTCCTCCACGCCGCCTGGAATATGGACCCATGCAACACCATCCTCGACTCTAAGCACTTCGGCCTGTGCGTCATACGGCTTCGGTTTACGATTGTCAGAAGAGGTAATCTGCTTCTTGATCTCTTTTGCGAGCTTATCAGTCGTGTTCATACTCAATTACCTCCTCTGCTGTTCTGGCGTTGTAGCCTAAAGTTATAGTTTGTGAGGTTACTAAATATAAACCTCTTAAATCCTGCGCGCTGTAGTTAAGTCTCACAAAATCCGATACATTAACGTTAGGATCGAATCTGCGATCATAAGAGACTGTAGTAGAGAATCTTTGTGCTTCTTCGAGCATGTCTTTTGCATACTGAGCTAGTGTTTGGTTCTCCTCCAAATATACAGAAGAGTCTTCATACCAAACTTCTCTTCCTCTGCTTATCGTAGATAGTGGACTATTTTCATTATCATCTCTAGCTACAGCATAAGAGTCGTCTAATACAGCGCGATAAACATTAGGACAATCATACCAATCACGATTTACTGTCAATGTCGGCTCCAAAACATCATTGTTTAGAGCATCGAACATCGCAGATGCTTCATAACTGTATGGTCCTAAATATATGTTTCCATAACCATCGAGTTTGAGCCGCCATCCATGCATTGCCGATAATATCTTATCTGTCATGGACAGGCGGTTCTCTCCTTCCTCGGCTATAATTGCCGAATCTAACCCCCGGGGATTTTCGGCATTTATAATCTTGATTCCTGGGATCACACCAAGTAATTCTTTTATAAGAGTTACCCCGTCAATCCCTTTCGGAGCATACCAACCTCTCGGAAGAAGCATATCCTGAGCTATCTTTAATACTGAATAACACTCAAGTGTATTCGTAACAAGATGTCCATCTATGTCTTTTCCAGGAGAAGTTGCTATTCCTGTAAATAAAGGAATATGGCTGGAAGCTCCATCTTGTCTTGCGTCCAGCCATACTCTTATCAATTGTTCTGTTGTTTCTGAATAGTTTACACAGTCAATATCCGCGGATTCTCTGAGTTCACTATCTTCTCTTTTTATAGTTCCACCGGTGATTTCTATTCTACGAATATCTCTCCAGGTGGCTCGATCGAGGATCGAAATATAGTATCGGGAGCTAAATCCCTGACTCCAATCCACGTCCATAGACTACCTCCTATTCATCTCCTTTTATCCATTCTTCATAGGTAACACCATCTGTTCCAACTGGATCGACTCTAGTAATATCAAGAGAGAATGATGCAACCATGTTGATCTTCTTTTCTTCCCTGTCTTCGCTAACATTTACATTAGCCGCATAGCTACTGCCATCAGGAGTTCTTACATGGCAAAGCCCAGGATATGTAGCGAGCCTTCGCATCGACTCAAGCAGATCCGGATCATCCTGAACAGATACTCTCGTATTGATCGATCCGGTCCTTTCGACCGATGGATTCCAATCGCCTTTGACCGATCCACCAAGATACTTTGTCTGATTGAAATCCTTATTCCATTTGCTCGACAAGGAAATATCATATGGCAAAATAACCTGATCGTCTCCAAAATCTATTATTGTTGCGAAAGTTTTTATTATATCACCCTCTTCTGACTTGTAATCGACCCAAGCGAATTCATTATCCTTAGTGATATAATCGCCATTTATCGTCCTGTAAACAACTCGGTGACCGCCCATAGTACCAAGTGCCGGATATGGATCGACATACTTTGTCCCGAAGGCGGCGCCCGCTACAACAAGTTCAGGCTTATCAATCGAGAGTCTGTAAATATCACACACGTCACCAGCTTCGTATCCTGTCGCCGGGCGTATCGGTGTAATATAGACAGCGAGCTCTTCTGAATTCACTTCTACAGTAGCAGACGGCATAACGGCCTGATGCTCCCAATGAACGTCAAATGGTAGAATCACTTCTTTAGACACCTGTCCATATGAGTCTTTAGCCACGCAAATAAGATTATACTTTGCACCATCGTCAAGACTTCCGATCAAGTCAGACTGGTTTATCGAAATATCATAGTTTGAAAGATTGCCTTCATTAGGACGTTTTCTTGTAATGAATACCGTTTCACCTTTGTATCCGCCAAGATCACCTTCGTCCGGCCTATCCGCCTTATAGTCGTCAGCACGCTCTAAAATATAAGTCATCTCGCCGTCTTTACCAGCGCCGCTCGCCGATACATCCAATGGCATTTCCGTTAAAGATAACTGCTGATGGCTAATACCCTGATCTACATCATCGATTACTGTAATTGTCTCAAGCGAAGTCGAGTTGATCGTAGCCTGTATAGGATTTAAAACCATTACCGGTTTCGGTGTAGACCAGTTATTCGATTCCTCGCCTGAAGCAGTGACAATACGTACCGATAAGTATCTTGGACCACCAGCAGACCATCCAAGATCTTTCTGTACAGACAAAGTCTTGAACTGCTCATTATCCGCTTTCGCAACATGCCGGCCATAAACAACCTGGCCGCTTGAGTTATAAGAAGCTTCACAAATGTCAGCCTGAACCTGCTCGTCTCCGTCCGTCGCTGTAAATGCCCAATAGCAAGTTATATCTCCATCAGGAGGCACAACAGACGGTGTTATGGTTAACACAGGAGTAGCAGGTGTTGATGCGATCTTAGTTGGGTAAATATCTGAATAAGTACCATAGGTTGTAGCATCTCCGTCGATCTTGAATAGTCTTACTCTGAAGAACCATTCGCCGACGTCTAATCCAGCTACGTTCCAGGCACTTGCTCGAGTGTTTTCAAGTACATGAGTTTGAGGTCCGTCTGTGGATTCCCATGCGTCATCATGATTTGCCCAGGAAAGCTCAACACCATTAGCATCTGTCCATGTCCACTCCCAAGTAACTCTCACAACTCCAGTCCGTGGAGAACTAAGACTGAGCTTTGGTGGTTTTGGCACCGGTCTTTCGTCCCAGATTATCCCGCTGGAAGCCATTATAGGATCGCTGGTTGAATACTGAGTAACTTCATTCGCCTTAGGTGTTATTGGAAAGTAATCCGCCGCAAAAGTTCTTGCGCCGAAAGAGATGCTATTAGCTGCAGCCTCTTCAGGGAACTGCACAGATATAGCTGCTGTATTTCTCGCAGGCCAAATACCAACAAGTTTAGGTGTTGGAGAAATATCAGAACGATAATAGATACCAACAAAAGATGCGGTAACGGCAGACCCATTTGTCACCGTAATCGTAGCTATCTGGCCATTGACATTTGCTGCTAATGTTGTCGGATTAGTGAGATTACCATACCCATTTTGAACGAAGACTGTCTCACTTGGGGTTGTCTTATTGTCGTGTTTTGTTACGACTCGTACAAAAATGCATTTATCTTCCGGGATCTCGCCATTTACAACAAATGCAGCACCGTCGACATCGCCTTTAGAATCTGTTGTGTCAATTGTCGTACTGGCAGCAGTCCAGCTTGTGATGTTTGGTACAGTCAACCTTATACGTCTGATCCCTTTTGTTGTATCATCAACATATGTCGAATTTGGTGTCTCCACAGCGTACTCAAGGCTTATACTATCGATCGGTCTTGCTTTGGTCGCATCTGCTGTCCACTGTACAGAAACCCTATAACCAGCACCATTCTCTAAGCGCACCGCAGAGGCTTTAACATTCTTGGCGGCATTTGGAAAAGCGTAAACATGCTTGGCATAAGCAGGATCTGAGTCACCATATGGACCTCTTGCTACGACCTTGAAGTATCTCGTATAAGAGTAATTATCTGCAAAAACCTCAGTCTCTTCAAAAGTTCTAGTGCCACTCTCAACATTATCTGTTGTTGTGACATCTTCATCCCAGCTTGATACGTCTTTAGGCTCAAGGGTACTGTCCTTTAAAAGGGCACTCTGCCATCTAAAATTGGTAAAGATTGCTGTGGATTCACTCGCATTTGACTCGCCCCAGTCGATCGCCCATTCAAACGTTGTAACATTTTCATGCTCTGTTGAAAGTGTTGCGGTTAATGAAGGTGTCTTTGGCTTTGAAAGATTGTAATCTTTTGATCCAGGTTTCGACCACTTTTTCTTCTTACCCTTACCTGTACTACCTTTTACCGAAAACGTTAATTTTGTAAGTTTCGTAGTCGTTTTAGGATAGTAGTTGTTCTTATCTATTGTGACTACTTTGGAAGTGTCGCCAGCGTTTGGTTGTTGCGGGGCATCTTTATCCTTGCCACCATTTTCACTGTAGCTTAAAGCCTGAGCTTTATACTTGCCACCTCGTTTCCACGTAACTGTATAATTGTTACCCTGTCTGGCTACAGTTACACCAGATGGCGCTTTTACAGCCATGGTTTCACCTCCTTATTATCCTGTTATCTTCCTATAAACTGCTGAAACATCTGAGCCATAGAGCTCAGCTGATTGAAAAGAAATCCCCCTGATCACACAGTCATTTGTGTTAAGACCAAGGGGATTCATGTTTAGATAATTAAACTGTCCTGGCATTTAATCTGAAACTCCTAATAAGTTCATCTGCAAATGCGTTAGGATCCGAAGCACCGTCAATGGTTATGTAGTTATTCATAGCCCTTGAATTCATAGTATCGGTCATAGCGTTGATTCTACTTGCAAGTTTATCTATTGATTTGAGAGAGTATGCATCAGCTCTGTTCGACATAGTTCTATCGAAGTCATTCTTGACATGCTCCATAACATCAACGGATGCCCCAAAACGCTTATCTCCAAACATAGTAGAGATCGCCGAAGCGCCATTGCTGACATTGCTCATGTCCATTACCGGCCTGATCATCGGACTCGTGTTCATTGTCTCATCAAGAGTATCTGAGATCTGGCTTATTGCATAGGCCAATGATCCCAGTGCTGGTGAAGAATCAAGTCCGAATGAAGCAGTTCCGAATGGTGTAGACATCGCAGCATTCTTTGCAGTATCGACCATGGTACGAGCATTTTCCTCAATAAGCTTTGAATTCTTACGACTTATCATTCCCAAAGCGTATCCCTGAGCAGCCCAACCACCAAATTCCATAAAATCCTTAGAAGGTGAATTGGAATTCTGTGCTGCTTTTGCTGCGGCTTTTGCTTTATTAACCATTTCTCTTGCCTTAGCTGCAACGCTGGCAATAAGGCTATTAATACCATTTCTGAAACCTTGAGCAGCATTCACACCGAAGTTCCTAAACGAACTCGAAATATTATTGAATGCCGCCTTTGCCCCGGCGACAATAGCAGCAGCTGCTGATTTGGCCGGACCTTTGCCAGCTGACAATGATGTATGGAACGCCTTAGCTGCGGCGGATGCACTTGCCTTATAATTAGCAGCAACACTCTTTATAGCACTTGTTGCCCCAACAACCAGACCACCAGCCGCTTTTGAAACAAGCCCTTTACCAGATTGGAGTCTGTGGCCAAATGCCGAAGCAGAGTTAAGAGCCTGTTTGCCCCACTCTTTTGCTTTGCCAACTTTTTCAAGAGCCGATTTTCCGATCTCGGAAGCCTTTTTAGCTACGAAATCTTTTCCATTTTGAATGCCGGTTCCAATCGCATCAACTAATGCTCGACCCTTCTCGATCGCGCCGGTGAATAATCCGGTGATTCCACTAAGAATGAATTGCCCAATGCTGGATACCCATCCTGCAAGCTTCGATGGGAAGTCCATCAGACCCTGAACGAGACCGTCTATGATGAATCCGCCAGTTTCAATCATGACCTTTGATGGAGAGGCTATTCCAAGAAAAGACCATATTGCCTCTTTTATAGCTTTCGCTAAATTAATCATACAGTCTTTAACTCTTTGAATGTTTTCGGAATTACTTAAAGCAGTCGAAAGACCATCTATTATATTAGTGCCGATGTCAATGAAGTCCTGAGCCCAGTTCTTAGCATCATTCTTAACAGATGTGATCATGTTGCGAAGAGCTTCACCAATGTTGATGTTGCCAAAAAGATCAGATAGCGCCGGGCCGATTTTCTCCGCCAAAGGAAGGATCAGGCTTTTGACATCTATCATCTTCAATCCACTGGATATGCCTTCAGCAGCACCTGTCGTAGCTTTTTCCATGCCGCTCGAGATAGTGCTTGCTTCCTCCTTAACAGTTTCGCCAGAACCTTTAAATGCTTTAATAGCGGCGGCGACACCCCAAATGACTGCCGCTAATGCAACTAAAACGCCAAGTACCATCGGACTAATAGTAATGGCATTCAACATAGCTACGGCGCCGACCATTGAAAATATAGCTATTCCAAGAGCAGAAGCAGCACCTAAAAGACTATTAGGATCGCCCACTTTTGTTAATCTTTTTAGCACTCTAGATAACTGATACATCGCACCAGCCATAGCTATAAGCATAAATATATCAGTAATTTTTGCTTTACCAGCAGTTATACCGACAATGGCTAACGCTCCACCAAGAGCAAGCATAAGAACACCAACTGCTCCAACAGCTTCTATCAATGCATGATTCGGCGCTTTTGCTAATGGAACTAATGACATAACACATAATGTGAGAATTCCTATTGATACCGAAAGCGTGAATAACACTCCAGCACCAGCAGGCTTACATTTTCCAATTACTGCCATAAGAACAGTTAAACCTATAAATATGCCCTGTAATGTTTCAATTGCGTCTTCGAATCCAGCAGCATTTTTGCCACTAGCAAGAGCTGTTAAAGTTTCGAGGTTACCAACAATAGATCCAACGGCATTGGTAATCAATGCAAGTGTTAAAGATATACCAATCCATTGTCTAAGATTTGTTCCGCCGCCAAGCTTCTTGATTGAACTAATATTCATAGCAGCCAAGAAAATACCTAATTCTGTTAATATCTGTCTTATCGTGTCTATTCCTTGTGTGACTTGAGCTAATGGAATTTTTCCAGCCTCTTCAATCACTGGAACTATTTTCGTCAACATATCACCAATAGCCCATATCATCGCAGCAAGCCCAACAGTAGTAAGATTAATTCCTATGTTAACATTAGCAAAAATTGTTATAAGAGATGACTGTATAAATCTCGCGATTATACTAAGAATGTTTTGTATCTTGAGCAAACCCTTACCCCAGGCATCATCATTTTCTATTGCTGCGAATTCGAGAATAGTCTTACGTAACTTATTAAGAGCGGTGGCTAAGATATATATGGCAACAGAACTTCGAAGAGCATATTTGCCATTTAAACTATGATCTAAATATGAAAAGATCTGTGACATAACATCACTGACTTTCTTCATACCCTTGCCAAAAGACTTACCAAGATCGTTATATTGTTTTATAACGCTTGGGAATATGGCCAATGCACCAACAAGCAGTCCAATAGATGTTGTAACGCCCATCATTGCTATGCCAATAGAGGTTAACAGTGCAGCCAATGACAAGTTTCCGGCGACCTTTATACCTGTAAAATCGACCGAACTGATCATATCAAAGAATTTAACAAGACCCAGACCAACAATACCAAGAGCTGATACTGCGCCAAGAAGATCTGCTTTTGGAATCTTTGCTAAAACATAAAGTGCTCCAGATAAAATACCGATAGCTATAGCAAAGTCCTTTATGGCTGACATTCGTGCTTTATTTGCAGACTGTTTAAGGAAATTATTAAGCGACGATGTAAGTTCGCCAAAGGCTTCCCCAACAGTTTTAATTCCGTCACCAAAAGCCTGAAAACCCATACTTGTCAACAATGTGGATAATGCTCGAGCAACGATGTCTATAGTATCGATAACATCCGTCATATTAAGTATCCCATCATCACCAGCAAGAAATGCATGTATCTCTTTTATTGCTTTTGGAGTATTAGTTATTACAAATCTAACAAACCCGGCGATGGCAGCTGTAGCTTTTTCCGCGGCATTTTTAAGCCAATTGAAAGCATCAGAAATTGCCTCAAGAAATTTCTGAAACGCAGTAAGCTTTTTGCCAGACTTTTCATCGGCTAGTTTATCAGTAGATTCGACAGTTTTGTCAAGAGTCTCGCCAAGACTATCATCAACAGAATCTTTGCCAAATATACTCTTGATAAAGTTCTTAATATTATCAAACAGATTCTTAAGACCGCCAGGCATTTTAATTGCTTCCACATCAGCCTTAAGATTCTTAAATTTACTCGATAAAAATACAAGGGTGTCCGATCCGAAGCTTTTCATCGATGAGAAAACATTCTTGAAAGTCTTATTATTGCCGAGGTCTTTTATTCGATTTGGAAGCTCTTTAAGTCCTTTATAGAACTTGCTATTAGTAATATCAATTTTGCCAATAAATTGACCGAATTCTCTTAATTTATCTGTAACAAACCCAAGAGCCTTTCTAAGTCTAGGAAGAATAAGATTAGCAAGGGTCTTTAATACAGCTGTAAACGCATTTGAGACCAGCGGCTTGATTGCTTCCCAAATACGCTTCAAATATAAAGCAACGTGGTTAGCATACATCGTCGCATGGACCATCACCCTGCTAAAGAGATCATGAATGACGTTTCGTAATTCATTAAAAGCTTTAACAAGACTGTTAATAGTTTTGCTTTCCTTGACACGCTTCTTAATATTAGCGAAAGCCGTGGCTAAAGTAGTCTGGAATGCTTTGATCCGCGATGTTATGTGTTTATCAAAAGCAGTCGTTATTGTATCTGAGAAAGATTTAACGGCTTTTCCAATGGATGAGAAAAATCCAATAACCTTTGGACCGACTGTCCTACTAAGAAGTCCATACAGACGCATCAAAAGCTTTCCGATCTGAGAGCCAACAAATATAACAGGCTTCAAAACTGTGGCCAAAGCACGTCCAACGACTCCTGCTCCTTTTGCAACCAATCCCGTAATTTTCTCAAGCCACTTTGAGATCTTCGCAAGACCTTTTCCAGTATGAGAAATATTTGGAGTAAAGGCTTTCCAGAGCTCTTTTAATGGAGATAAAAGATTTTGAACAGCGTGATACAGATTGGCAAAGCTTTCGATAACGGCATCTCTACCACCATTATCTTTCCAAATCTGAAGAATGTCATTACGAGCCTGCCCTATTGGCGAAAGAAGCCCGTCGATTGTGTTATTCAGTCTGGTCCAAAGCTCTTTTGCTTCAGTGAAATTACCAAAGATAATCTCAAATGACTGTGCCCATCCAGAGCCAAGAGACTCTTTAAGAGTGTCCATCATCTGAGAAAAGGTCTTAACTTCTGTAGCGGCAGCAAAGGCCTTTTTACCCAATTCGGTACTCTCATCAGTATACTTCTTAAGCGTTGTTGTTAAGACGTCGGTAGTCATCCACTGATGTGACAAAGAGTCATTAAACATTTTAGTGGCGTCGAAAGCTTCAGATATCTTACCATTGGCATCCGTAGTTGTAGTAATATACATCTCGCCTTCTTTTCGAACTGTTCCGAGAGCAAGTGCTGTATCAAGTAACTGCTGTTTGAAATCAACAGTTGCCATGTTAGCATTTTCAATCGATTTCCAGTCGATCAGCTTAACATATCCGGATGACAATGCCTGCGCGAAGTTATACATTGCTCGAGATGCCTCGCCAGCATTCGCTCCGGAAAGAGCCGCCACATTCGCAACACCTTGAATGGCGTCAACTGCGTCATCAAGATTAACACCAGCATTGGTGAATTTACCAATGTTTGATGTCATATCCTTAAATGAGTAGATTGTCCTGTCAGAATACTTATTTAAATCCTCTAATCGCTGATTAACAATTGCTAATCTATCGGCCTCATTCTTTAACTCTTTACCAGTATTTGGATCAATAATTTTAGCACCAGCCAAAATTGTCTGAACCGACCCCATTTTGAGTTCGTACTCGTTGAAGCCATCACGCATTGCCTGCATTCCAGAAAGTGAATTCGCCATGTTTAACGCAAACCCAGCCACGGCGTCACTTATACGGTTAAATGCTTTGGTTCCAACGCCAGCAATCATATCAAATAAGTTTAGACTGATACGAGATTTCATGTTCATGTTGTCGAACGAAATCCCGACCTGATCGCTGGCTTTCGCCAATTCATCTAATGAATTTCTATTCTTACCGGCATCATCAATGCTTTTATTAAGGTTCTTGAGGGAGTTTAAACTAACTTCGATGTTCTTCTCAAACTTAGAGTTGTCGAATTGCATCTCAACAACTTTTGTGTCAACTACCTGACTCATAAGCGTTTAACCTCCTCTCCTATCTGCCTTGAAAGTTCTTCAAAAATTGGATCCATTGCTGGATTAATGTAATCGTGCGGGGGAACATAACCGCCATGATTTGTCCCATGCCCGTATTGCACCAAAAGTGCGACATTGTACCCGCCCTCTAGGTCAGAATTGTGCCACTCTATCTTAGCGAGCCCATTTCCTCTGGTAATTGTGTAAGACCAGGAGTTAGCAAGTTCACTTGTCTCACGAGGAGAAGCAGCCCGTAGAGCATCAACACCTTTCTGACCATACGAATCAAGGATATTATCGAATTTCAGCATTTTAAGTCTCTCGAGATAGGCCGTCGCCTTATCAAAAGACCCATTTGAAACAATCTTTATGCCGTCCATATAATCTATCCTTTGCTTTTAGCTTTAGCTCGTCTCATGGCGTTAAGTTCTCTTTGTTGTATGAATGCGTCTTTACGACTCATCTTTTTATCAGGATTATTCTTTATTCCGGCTATTCGTATCAGCGTCATAAGCCTGTTGAAATGCCACTTTTGCGCCTCAAATGGGATTTGGTATGCGCACATCCAATAGTAGACAAGTTCTGATGTAACACCTTCTCCATTCTTAGAAGGTCGACTTGGATCTTTTATTGTCGTGGCCGTATGAGGATCCTGAATATACTCTTCTATCTCTTTATAATTCTGTTCAGTAAGAGCATAGTAGACATTAGGATCTACATTTTGGGTAATTGTCATACAACGAATATAGTCAATTACCTCTTCAACGGTCTTTTCTTCATCGCTAATGTACGGTTTCTTCCATTTTGATTCCCATTTTGAAATGGAAACAAGAGAATGCTCCAGAGTCAACGTCACCGGCTTGTCTACGTAGATAAATTCTTGACGCGCTTCATCGAACAATTCTGTTTCCGGGATAGTTATCTGAAGCATCCTCTCACCTCACTTACTCAGCAGTATTCGATGGGATAAGTTCCTTAGCGAACTGCGCTTTCTGAGCATCAGAAACCTTCATGTCTTCTGGAACGATAGCATTCACAAACTTCGAAGCTTCATTGTCATCAAGTGCGAGAAGCATATACAGATCCGAATAAGCCTGGGTCTGCTCGAAATCTTCTCTGACCTGATCATTCTTTATGAATCGTCTTCCATCATCAGATTTGACACCGTATGACATCAGAAGAAGCTTCTTAAAGAGCGCCATGATTTCCGGAGTATCCTGAGCGGCAAGAATCTTCTGGATGTATTCTGTAAGTCCGCCAGTCTTTCCAAGTTCCATGTCAAGGATCTCAGCCTTTGTAAGATTGAAATAGAACTTTTCTTTTCTTTTTACGCCATTAAAATCCGTGTATTCGATCTCTTTTACGTACATGTTTTTCTCCTTTCAACGTAAAATAAAAAGGGGCTGGCAGTATTAGCGCAGCCCCCAAATATCAATTACGGTTCCTGATTTTCTTCCGGCTCTACATTATTCGAGCTAGGGATACATGATGCCAGCGAGCTCAGATGGAAGCGGAAGTCTAGGAGCTGTTCCCTCTGCTCCGCCCGTGCCGTTTGTTCCATAAAGAACATCCTCGAGCTTCTTCATTACCGCAGCCCTCTCAGTTGCTGTAGCACCAGTTACCTTCGTAGAGTCGATTGTGACGATAGCTGTCGGCTTGAGGCCAGTGCTTTCGCCGTCATAATCCTTAGGAGTTGTTGTGAACTCCCAGCTAAATGTGATTGCCTCAGGGGAATCGTTGATTGTAGCATACGATCTCTCAGACGGGGAAGCCTGAGCACCATATACAAGATGAAGCTTATAACCATAGTCGTCAGCCTCAACGTCATTACCGATAGCAGTTCTATAGCAGAGTCCAAACTTCTTTCTTGTCTGCTGTCCTACCATGACGCCAGGAGCACCTGTGAGCTCTGCAGATCCATCGCACTCAGCCCACTCATCAGGATATGTATAAGCTTCGATTGTTCCGCCGAACTCTTCCTTCGATCTGAGGGAGAGATACTTAACGTCGTCAGCGTACAGAGCAGTCTCTTCTGCTCCGGATGGAGACTCAGTTACAGCGGTAAGTCCATTCCAGGCAACACCATCTTCATATGCACCGGTGTTGCTCATAGGATAAAGTACGCCCTTCCTGGTACCAGTTTCATAAAGACGTTTTGTATCTTCGTCCCATGCAAGTCTAGCCATATGTGTAAACCTCCTAATTATGCTTTGTAGTAAAGTGTCAAAATATCATGATACAAATTGTCCGCAACGTATCGCCTATCGAACCTCGCCCGTGGAAGTTCCATTATCGATTCTGCAATCTTGTTGTCGGGGTCACGGCTTATTATTGTTATGTTGTAGACTTTCTGCATCGAATAATGTCTATCGTCGGCATTTCTTGTGTAAATATCAGCAAGAGAATAGATGATACACGGGTACTCGAGTTTGATTGTTTCAGGCGGCTGAAAATATACATTCTTAGAGCCGAGGATCTCCTCAAACTGACTCTGTAAATCCAGTCGTGTCGCCATTGTATACACCTCCAATACTCAGCACCATTCTTGGATAAGAAATATCAATTGATGAAATCTCCCAAAGTGTGCCCATCCATTCAATACACTTCATATAACCGACATTCTTGAAAGCGTACGGATCGGCTATGATGCTGATCGTATTACTAATATTGAGGTTATCGTTTACAGTCTGACCACCCTCAATTCTTCTGAAAAATCTCTGAACATCACCATAATACTGTTTCCAAGTCATTATTGGAGTCCAGACACCATCACCATTATCCTCGGTCAGAGCATAGCCGATTTTGCCGTACCACTTCATTGTTTTCTCCTATTCAGTCACAAATTTCGCGCGACCTTCACTGAAATCATAGTAGAATGCTGTTGTGCCAAGGGAGAAATATACATCATTATTAGAATCAGTATATACTCCATCAGCAATGAAGCTCTTTTCTACATTATCTACGCCTTTGTATACGATCGTTGCACCGAAAAGATTTCTTGCTGTGAGTCCTGATGGGAAATTATCAGTTACGGACATTGCTTCAGCTGTTCCGCTAGCTACGATCTTGAGGTTAACTGGGCCACCAAAAGTTCTAACCTGTGATACTCCTACTGGAGCGATAGCAGTCTTATCTGCATATGTGATTGTTGTAGACATAAATATAACCTCCTATTTAATACGCCGATTAAGCACGAGCTGTTCTGAAGACCTGAGCGCAGTGCCACTTTGTCAAAGCGCCAGACATTCTTCCTTCGATCAGATACTTGTACTGGTTGTAATCAATGTCGAAATCATCGAATGTTGTGATCTCGCCACCCTTATCTGTACCGATTGAGTAATCCTTCAAAGCGACCTTGATGGCATTCACATCATAAACGGTTGTTGCGCCATTTACTGTTTCAGAAACAGTGAAGTCTTCCATGAGAGGAACTTCAACGATCGAAGAAACTCTCAGCGCTGAGCAAAGTTCAGCATCGGAAGCATAGAGTCTATGCTTATTAGTGTCTCTTACCCAAAGCATGTCAGAATGTGTTGATGGTGCCATAAACATAACAGGCGCGCCAGAACCTCTATAGTCCCTATGTGCCTTACTCATAGCTTCGATCATAGCATCAACTGTAGCTACTTCAGCAGATGTGAAATTCTTCTTTACACAGAACAGATCTTCTGCAGAAACAATAGGTCTAATATTCTGCTCATTGATCTTATCTGGGCTGCTGGTCGGTCTACCATCACCAAGCAGAATAGCCCTTGCAATTTCCTCATTGAGCATAATTCTCATCTCAGTCCAGAGCCAACTTACAATGTCTATTGTTGTAGCATCGATGATGTCCTGCCTGTCAAGCTTCTGCTTCTTATAAATTGTTGTAGGAGTTGTTTCTCTCTTAGCAAGGCTGAAGAACTCTTCCACCTTCTTATTTCCCTTAATGTAGCCTCTTGCTCTGGCTTCATCTTCGGTAATATCAGCAAACAGAGTCTTAATTCTCGAGAATGGGAGATGCTTTGTTCCATTCATTACTGTGGATACCCAAGCATCCTCTCTCTTGATGAACTCTGGATGGTTATCGATAGCCTTTGCATCCGGGAAGAGCAGCTCAATGTTGCCGATACCATAATCTCCCTCAGCATGAGCAAGGAATGCATCACGGAACGATCCACCATAATTTCTTACATCGGCGAAAGCAGCATGGCAAAGCTCATCACCTACAGCATACAGATCGTCAGCGTGCATGAGCTCATCACCCATAACTTCGCCTTCATTATTGTCGAATACGTTGTGTTTCATTTCGGTTTCTTCTCCTTCTTCATCATCAGTGTCATCTTCGTCTGCACCTTCCTCAAGGGCAGCTCCGACAAGAGCGTAGAGAGCTTCCTTCTGCTCTTCGTTCATAGTCTCAACGATTTCGCCCACTGTCTTTTCTTTTGTTTCTTCGTTATTAGCCACTTCGGCCTCCTTTTCATCATCAGCATGCTCGATTGCATCAGCATCCGCGTTCTCGACGAGGATCTCAAGCGGAAGTCCTGTGTAAATAACAGCACCAGGATCTGTTCCATCCTCATGCATAACAACATCGTCAATGTATGCACCAGGATTAGCTCCGGCAAGAACAAGACTTACCTCTCTAATCTGGCCATGCATTACGTTGCCGCCAAGCTGCTGAAGTTTATTAGCGTAAATCGACAGGGAGCCGATATCGCCATGCATGACAAGCGCCTTAGCATTCCTGCCCTGTGGCGTGTCATTAAAATATCCATAGGTGTAAACACCTTCTGGCTGATTCTGGAGAAGACAATGTCCAAGAATCTTTTCCGGATCATCGTGTCTGTGTCCCCATACCAGCGGCACGGACATCCCGTCGTTGTCAATGAATGCGTCTTTTCTAATTGTTCTTCCGTCGGAGCATTCAATGTCATTACGAGTAGCCCAGCCACTAAAGTCATAATGCGGTTTCTTACCCATTTTGAATAATTCTCCCTTCTTGTTACAATGGTTGATTCATTGCTTCTTCCAGCGCCGATCCTTCACCTTCTTCTGGAGGCAATTCTTCCATTCCCTGCTGATCAGCCGGCACAGACAGATTCTTGTTTCTAAGTTCGTCTGCCGATGGATCGCTTGATGGCTTCATGCCTATAATCTGTCTAACTTCGTTTGAAGTCATGATCTCATTTCTGGTGAATGTATCAGCGATAGTCGCAATCTCTGTAACTGGAACAAGTTTGAATGGATCCTTGAAGAACACTATTGACTGTTTCTGAGATCTCGCAGTCTTCGTCAAGAACTTACGTTTCATCTCAAGCGTAATAGCCGATAGTATCGGTTCAATAGTACGAGAATAATAGTTCATCATAGTTTTCTCGTCGGCAGTACCATTTAAGATCGTATCGGTGATTCCCAACTGGCTGTATAGCATACTCGTCAAGTTCTCAACCTGTGTGCTTAAATTGTTTTCAACCGGACGATTCAACTGAGTGATTCGTTCTGTACCATCCGTGTAAGCGATACCATACTTGGATCCGACAAGCTGATCTTCTATTGACTTACGTCTCGACTCAGCCTGTTGTTTCCTCGCTTCAGTCTTAACAATATATGGAAGCTGAATGATCAGATCGAGTTTTCCCGAACTATTGCGTTCATCCAGCACATCCAACAAATTCATCTTGTAAATGAGTCGTTTAAGTGTTGAATTCGGCTCATTTACAACCGCATAAAGCGGATTTTCTATAATGGCCACAAGCTTCTTCGGAAGAGTAATATCCTCTTTCTTTCCAGTCCGTTCATTATAGACACGAACCCGAACAGCATTTGGATACCACGTAATGATCTTTCCAACTCGAAGTGCGGCGATGTCATAAGAGTCAGTCTTATTAGGATCGTAGGTCGTATCTGTTGGTACGATCGCAACGCAACCTTCATCCAACATCGACATAACAACATCCTGAATAAGAGCACGCCCTGTCTGATCCAGGTTAGCCTCTAGAGTCAAGCAGTTATTGAGTTTTGATGGCATAGAATAAATATAACGGTCATTCTCATCAAGCCTTACATGCTCGATGGACATGGCCGCTGTATCCAACGCTATTCTATTAAAAACTGCTGTAACTATTGATTTCTCGTTACCCCTTGTAAATCGTACTCTGTCTGGCCTTGAGGCGTATCCGGCTCCTATGTCCATAGATTTGGAAATATCAGTCGTCGGATCCTTGTTGAAAAAGGCATTCCATGCCGACTGAACTCTTGATCCTATGCTCATAAAATACCTCTCTATTTAATTTTTGCCTCATCATATGTGACAGTTACGCCTGGATTAACATTATTCTTATAGAATTTACTAAGAGCTTTCTTACCACGTGCAGCCTGCTTTTTCATGCTATTAATTGTTCTTTTCGCGGCTTTCTTTCTTTTTTTACCACGATTGTAGTCTGCCTCAGCTCTTTTAAGATCAGCTTCATGCTCTGTTGTGTCAACACCGTGAGATTTAAGAAAATCTATATTGTTTTTCTTTCTTTGAATTTCAGTCCGCTGACGTTTTCTATATGTTTTCTTATCCGAATAATCCAGAGTATAAGTCGCTCCATCTTCAGCATATTCTCTTCTAAAACGACCTCTATTGTCGCCTTTAACATCTGGATTTTTTTCATACTTTTTGTTCGTGGTGTTATATGCCTCTATTCGCTTATTTCCAACACGAACTCCAATTCCGTCGCTCCAACCACCCTTTTTATGTCCGCCATCAACTTTGTTGAAGTCTATGCGGTACTCTTTCATCTTTCCGCCATCGCCACTTCTATAGTCAGGAACTTCATTTTTCTCAAAAGTTACATCACCTTTTTTAGCTTTGAGATACGCCGCTATTTCCTGCTGCGTGTAGAAATATCGATTCCCGATCTTCTTTATGTACTTATGCTTTCTTGTAGAAGCATGGTAGAGTTCATAATCTGTCATATCATGCCTCCTATTTTAGTTTTGCTTCATCGTATGTAACAGTTACATTAGGGGATGTAGTCTTTGTGTACCATTTATCTAATGCTTTTTTGCCTCTAGATGCCTGTTTTTTAAGACTACGTATAGATCGTTTAGTCATGGTCTTAAGCTTTTTGCGTCCATGTTTAGCCGCTTTCCTAGGAGCATCTAAGTCTGCTGTATGGGTTTTGGTCGAATCGCCTTTTCTACTATATGCCGTTATTTTTTTGTCTTTAACATAAACACCTTTTTCATTGTGGTAATACTCTCTTGTATAAGGACGGCCATCTTTATCGATAAGATATCCAGACTTAGCTACATTTTTATCGAACTCACGTCGCTTATCGGAATGTACCTTAATACCTATAGGCTTTGCCTTGCCAGCCGAAGGAGTCGTAACTGTTCCAACGCCTATATCATCAACAGCGTTCTTCTTCTCTTTAAGATATGCAGCTATCTCCTCCTGGGTATAGAAATATCTATTTCCTATTTTCTTAATGTATTTATGCTTTCTATTAGAAGCATGATAAAGTTCATAATAGCCCATTTTGAATTCTCTCTATTCAAATGCTTCACGGTTCAACTTGTAAGCTATGAATGCATCCATCATTGCTGCAACAGCATCAATCTTTGCGTCCTGTCTCTTCTTCAGAAGCTTACGATTTCCATTCGTGTCTTCAAGTGTGATGCAGTTGCCCATTGCAAATGTCATCAGCGCTTCGTCGAACAGAAGACGTCGATCCTCTGAAAGCTTTTTCAGCTCTCCAAGCGGAACCGATTCAGTTTTAACTCCTTGTATTACTTTGACGACGCCAAATGGGCCATTCTCTCTAGTCCAACGATCGACAAAGTCTTTTGCGTTGTACGGATCATAGCCAAAGCAAACAACGTCGTACCCACAATCTATGATGAACTGATCCAGATCATCATAGATGTCCATCATGTCTAGAATCGTTCCAGGCATGACGATCAAAGTTCCCTCTTTCATGAACTCATCGTATTTGAGTCGCATAGCAGCTGGGAGTTTCATTAAAGTATTCTCCGAAATGTAGTTTCTGGTCTTAACTCCGAAATCCCCACTGGAAAGAGGAAAAAGAAAAGTGAAAGAACAGAAGTCATCTCCTTGAGATAAGTCTGCTCCAAGTGCACATGGCATCTGCCAATAGGTTCTATACCTATGCGGAAGAGTTTCTTCATAAGTGAAGTAGTAAGTGTAACCCTCCATAGGAATGCCGAATCTCTTAGCCAAAATATCATTACGAGAAGCTGGAGCTTTCTCAGCTCTCTCAACGTCTAATTGATACGTTTCATAGCTTACAGTTCGTCCAAGATTCGGATTAGCTTTAAGCCACATCGCTGGATCAGCTACCTCACTAATGTCATCGAGTCTATACCACCAGATCGACACATGAGGGTTGATGTAATCACCTTTGAGGATGTCCATCAACTCCATCTTAATAGTGTCGCCAGCTCCGTTTCTAACAGTTCCTTCTGAGCTTATCGCGACTATGATGTAGTCATCAACTTTAGAAGCTCCCTGCTCAATAGCACCAACAACGTCCTCTCTGAGATCTCCGGAAAGCCACTCATCTATGGTGGCAATCTTGCACTGAAGTCCCTGAAGCTTATTGATGCTCATTGGTCTAACTTCAAGCAGAGATCCAGTCATGAAATTCTCGATACCCTTTTTAGTGGCAGCCAACTTCGCTTTGTTGGCTCCGCCACCTTTTGTATTATGAACAGATCCTTCTGTAAGAAACTTAAAAAAGGGCCCTCGAGCCCTTGTGATTGCTGTTCGTATTGGCGAGAGAACTTCCTCAGCCTGTTTCATTGTTGGAGCAGTTGTGATCTGATGTGTTGTTGACGTATCAACGTTCAAAAAGAAATTCTGAAGACACGAACCATACATTGATTTCGCAGCACCTCTTGCTACGATTAAATATTGCTTATTGATCAGTCGTTTCTTAATGTGTTTAGTTACATAGTGGCCTCGGCCGTTTTCATCTGGTACATAAACACTTCTTTCAACGAAGTAATACCAACCGAAGATCTGTTCTGCCCACAATTTGAATGTTGGGAGCAGTTCCATAGCCGAGCCATCGGTCAACGTCAACTCGTTTTCACAGTAAGCAATAAATCCTTTTACCGCATCCTCGTCATAGAAGATTCCTGGGTTCGCAATGAGATCATCTATGCGTTCCATCTCCATTGCAATCTCTCGACATACCGGAATATTCCCTTTTAGGACCTCATCTCTGAACTGTCCATAATAGATAGGAGTCGCGGTATTCGATAGAGTACCCATTTTGAATTACCTCCCATGCCTAATAATTACGGGGTTATTGTAAGGATTCGCTGTTCCTCTTTTTGGTTTTTTATCGACTCTCTGTGGTCTTTCTTTGACGACTTCGAAGTTAACGTTTACATTGTCGTCATCCTTATTCTTATTTTTGTTGTTATTATTGTTATTATTGTTATTATTGTTGTTGCTATCTTCCTTAAAAACACTCTCAATAGCTTTCTTAGAATATGCAGCAAAGAATGTGTTTACAGGCTGCTGAGCAACGTTCTTATAAAACTTTCTTGCATTCTGAACTCTGGATTCATACTTGGCATCCTTGAGGGTCGCTTCTTGCTTAACACGTTTTGTAAGATCCGCAATTTCCTTATCGGTCATCTGTGAGAGTTTCTTCTTATGAAGCTTTGCATAATACTTCTTTTCTTTGTGTTCGGTGTAAACCTGCTTAACTTTATTGACTGCTGCTTTTTTAGCAATCTTGGCGCCTTTACCAACGACCTTGCCTGTAGCTTTTCCGGCCTTACTGGCACCCTTATACAAAACCTTACCGGTCTTGGATGCGGCGCCGACCACCCGATGACCAAGCTGAGCAGCAGTTCTTCTTACACCCCACTTCTGGCCCTTAATGCCATGATGGTAAAGTTCATATTCTGTCATTTTGTTCACCTATTGTTTTTATGGAATAATAAGAGCCGGTCCAAATGGGCCGCCAGGAGCAGTTCCCGATGCAATTAGTGCAACGGTTAATGCTTTTTTCAACTTATCATTATCTCTTAGTGCTTTCTTTCCAGCTTCAACCTTCTTCTGAGTCTCAGGAGATTTAAGCTGTTCCTTTGCGATCTTCTTATTAAGACGATCTACCTTCTTCTGCAACTTAGCGTTCTTATACTCAAGTCGAGCTTTCTTGTTTTCCCACTTATCATTCTTAGCGGAATTCCTTGCAACTTTAGCTCTGTACTTTTCAGCTTTCATAAGAGCCTTTTCCTGACGACCGCTAAGATGCTTTCCCTGCTGCAGCCGTCTACGGGCCTTAGCAGCACGACGCTCATACTTATCAAGTTTAGCCTGGGCTTTAGCAGCACGGGCCTTCCTCTTCATGGCTCCAGTTGTACTAAGCTTTCTATTAAGCGTATCGATCTTGCTCTGATTCTTTGACATCTTTGCAAGATACTTGTCTCGACGAACTCCCCACTTCTGACCTTTAACGCCATGATGATAGAGTTCGTACTCATTATTCTCATCAACGATGTCGTTGAAATATAAATCGTAGTAACCCATTATCCTTCTCCTGTAAATGTTGTGTCCGGATCAACCTGTGCATTGAGTCGCCACTCCATCTCATCGATCATTCGCTTGGCTGCTTCGGCAACTGCTCCGGACTGTGGAGGATCAAAGATCTGCTGAACCTTAAGACCGACGTAGCTCTTCACCATTGATAGCGTAGAAATATCTGTTGAGAAATCTGTCCAGACCGCCGAAGCATCCTCGATAGTAAATGGAACGCTCGGCCCTACACCAAGCTGATAGAGAATCTGAAAGACGCTATTAATGTGCATGATGATCTGATCATCGAATGCAGTGTATTCCGGAACCAATCCGCCGAGAAGTTTCTTCACGGAATTGAGAATGCTTTCGTCCATTATTCCAATGCCTCCTTAAATTTGCGAATGTCTTCGGTCCACATCTTGTGATTCTCGATGGCGTTTCCAATTTCCTCTCTATTAAGTTTTACATTATCTCTTTTCATAGCACGATGACCGGATGTAACAGAATTAGTCTTAAGAATTGCTATCGGTTTATCCTTAAAATAGGACTTATCCGGACGAATGGTATCATCTAATAGTTCGACGCCTTCAACAATAACACGATTCCCTTTCTGGTGCTGATAGGCTCCATAGTTTTCAAGTTCGACCTCAAACTTCTCACAGATTTTTCCCCAATCCTTTAGCGAGATCTTGTCCTTTGGAGCATTTAGCATCTTATACTCTGGGAGATGTTCTTTCATATAAGCATCCATCTGTAAATCGCGTTTACCTTTACGGTCATCAAAATATGTATCTAGATGAACGACTCTACATTTCTTATACTTATCAGCTATTGCTAATGCAGCTGTTGATTTTCCAGATCCACTACGGCCGGTTATATATAAAATGTTTGTATCTGCAGAATCTCCCCATTTGTCAAGATTTCTATTGAAACTTTTTCTTAAAATCTTCTCGTGCTCAGATACAATCTTATGGTGACCAAGCTGGGCAGTAGTTCTTCTTACACCCCACTTCTGGCCTTTAATACCATGATGGTAGAGTTCATTGTATTCACCCATCGTTAGGTCCTCCATGGTGCTGTATCATTTTCAGATCGTTCAACTGGGTCTAACACAAGCTGTGATTTGTCTCCATAATGGATCGCCTGATGCGTTGCGTAAGACACAGTGATCAAATTTTCTAAATCAAAAAGAGCAGGATCTCTATCCAAGATCTGCTGCTTAGTTATTGGATTGAGATGATGGATGTAAGCGTGTTTCTGGATCATCCGATCCTCACATCCAAGATCTCCTCCATTATCTCTTAGTAATACTTTATCTCGAACCCTTTTCCATTCAGGAGATCGGTACAAAGTTTGGTTCAAATATCGTGAGGGGCCAAAAGTTTCTTCGGCCACAACACCGTCAAGCTTTAAATAGTCGAAGCGTTCTTCGAAAGTCTTGAGTTTCATCAGCTCAGAATATGATCTACTCATAAAACTCAACTCCTTCGTCTTCTGCGGTAACTGTCTGACCGCTGTAAACTTTAAATGAGTCAAGAGCAGACTTAAAGAGCTCCTCGATTCTCTCTTCTCTCTGAAGTGCTTCGATCTTGGCTTTCATCAGTTCGATTTCGGCTTCGGTTTTCTCCATCTCTCGCTTTTCCTTCATCGTAGCAAGCTTGAGATAGTGTGTAATCACCTGAGCAGAGGCCGTTCTATTCTCCATTTGCTCTTCGGCGACGTCCATAGCCAATGAAATTAGCTGTTGTTCTCGTGCTTCCGGCGACAGAGCTCGTCTTCTTGTACGCTTTTGATCTGTAGCCTTCGAAATATCTTTAGCTTTCAAGCTCTATCACCTCACTTTCATACTAGTTTTGCTGAGTTTCCAACTACATTTGTCGGGGCAGAATCTAAGCGAACCCAGATCGCTAATGAGGAAGCCCCTACAATTCTTGCAGATGCGGAAAGGAGGAAAGACAAAAGCAAGAGACTCTGCCTCGGCAGATGTAGTAGGACAAAAATATCAATTTTACCCCCGGAGAAAATATAAAG